TTCTATGAAGGTCGTCATCTCTACTATTTCTTTTTGTTTTTACACCCGAAAGGGCACCCAACCATCTCCTAACAGCACGTGTAGACCCGGTAACAGACGCTGCATCATCACTCACAACAATCGACAATCCGTTACATACATCTGGCTTGTTGACTTTATCCGGGAATTGGACAAGAAATGCTTGTATTGAACACGCGGGAATATCTGGAGATTCATCCAAAAGTCGATCATACTCTTTTTTGCATTTCATTATAAATTCAACTACATCACCCCTGTGTTTTACATCAAGAGATAACTCCATATCTATGGTCCTATAAAACTTAGACCACTGTACACACATTGCTGAATGTGCTTCCGATAAAGACAGACTTTGACTAAACTTAGAAATACTAGTTAGGATACCCCCAAGTACATTCAAAAAAGCAAAGAAATACTGTACTATCATAATCTTGTTTTTAGTTTCTGTAGATACATCAGAATTACCACTTGGATTTAATACAGCAAAACCACCAACACCAGTAATTGATGCAATTATAATTGATGGATATGCTAACCAGTCATTCTGTGATTTATATAAAAGTCGTGAGTGATTATGAAGCCATCTGTAACCCGCACTTTTTTCCCCCCACTTCGTTAAAAGGTGTACCTGTTTATCACACCACGCACAGTGGTCATCGTCACCCATGGTAACTTGAGATATGTTAAGATTTAAATGTCATTGCAGAGTCTCTCGCAAGTTTGTCCGCTTCTTCATTGAGAATATTTCCATTGTGAGCCTTCACCCATTTCCATTGAACATCTTTTAGTTGATTACGAAGTGTATCAATTTCAATCCAAAGATCCTTATTTTTTACATCATTCCCCGATGAAGTTTTCCAACCATTCTTTTTCCATTTATGAATCCACTGGGTAATCCCCTGCTTCACATAGTTACTATCCGTGTAAATACAGACCTCTTGAATATCTCTCTTCACACACTCCTCAAGAGCTCTCAAAATCCCGGTCATCTCCATCCGATTGTTTGTTGTATCAGGCTGTCCACCGCATAACTTATAAATATCACTGACCACACCCCAACCACCAGGTCCAGGATTTCCCAAACTGCTCCCGTCAGTGTAAACATCGTGGTACATACTTCGATATTGATTTATTTTTCTAAGTCCATTGTAAAATGAAAGCTATTGTACCCATTTTAATGTTGTTATGTCTTTTATGTCTTTGTGTATCTTCTGTAAGAGCAGCTGGTAGCATTCCCACAACACCCATTGCTTCTATGACCAGTAGTTTTACTCTAATGACCACGTTGTTGGGTATGATGGGGGGTAGTATGTTTTGATGGATACTCCAAAGCCTTCTTCGGTGTTTTACATATAGTATCACCACAATGATCCCTATTCTGATACACGGAGTTAATAGATGTAGCTAACTCGTTACATGATTTTAGAGACCATCTCCCCAATTTTGGTTTTTCAGTCTTCAATAAACTTTCCAAAAGTTTCTTGAAGATCATAATAAATAATAACAGATTATTTTTAAGTGTTACTATCAGATGATAAGTGTCCAGGCTGTTCATACACCTATGATCAGACCTCGTAAGAAGAAACTTAAACTTACACGTAGTGTCATCAACGATTTAAAAGAAATAAGTAAACTATCTTATTTAAATCGATGGGAGTATGCAGGTAAGGTGGAACGTGACAATTTTACATTCAGTAAACCGGAATATGTAACATCCAAATGTCGTAATTGTGTAAAATCTAAAGAGATTGAACAAATATGGTACTCGGAGATAGGATTCCATACACACCCAGGATTAGGAGAGACGAATGATATTGTAACCGAAAACACACCAATCTATGTAACTCTCCCAAGTTCTCAAGATTTTGAAGCCTATATAAAAGGGTTTCCTGAGATGCAATGTAATATCCTTTGTGATGCACATGGTTACTATATTATTGACATTATCAAATCAGACGACTACAACACACTTCCATTACCATCCGCTGTTGATAACTACATGTCACGAGTGCGCTCTAAACCTTTTATGCGTATATGTGTATTTTCTGATGAAGGACTTGAATACTTCAACACAACGTTAAAAAATTGGAAACAACAGATTAATTCAGAAATACATACAGATTTAATGCATCAATTTGGTATTTCTATGAGATACTACGGATACAGTGATGAACCGCCAGTCATAACTATTCACATGGTTTAGTAGACCTGAAAAACTTATTAACTTAAAGATCTTTTGAGAATATAAACTATATGATACTCGATCATAGAAACAATGTATTTTCTCAAAATGGTGAAGATGGTGTCATTGAGTATATTTTAGATAAGTTAAACATCACATCTGGTACATGTTGTGAGTTTGGTGCTTGGGATGGAAAACATCTATCCAATACATTTAACCTTATAAAAAATAAAGAATGGAAAGGTCTTTACATCGAAAGTGATGAAAATAAGTATAAAGATCTACTTGAAACATGTAAAGAATACCCAAATATAACACCGGTTCAAAGTTTCGTCACCGGTGAAAATCTTGACGACCTCATTTTAAATAATGACTTTCCAGAAGATTTAGACCTTCTCTCTATAGACGTTGATAGTATTGATTACGAAATATGGAAAGGATTGAAGAAAGTGAGACCAAAGTTGGTAATCATAGAACCATCCAACTCCACACCACTTTGGGAGAAGGATGTATCATACGATGGACATGGTGCAAGCCCATTTCTGATCAAACAACTTGCCAAAGAAAAGGGATACACATTTTTATGTACAACGGGAAATCTATTTTTCGTAAGGGATGACATTAACACGTTGGAACCGAACGATGAGATTGAATTCCCATGGTGGTTACCCGATGATATTAAACGAATGGTGTTTCATATAAATTATATAATACCCGATGCACACCTAGATGATTTCGGAAAAGATCTCATTAAATACATTAGAGGTGCAAAACTGGGGTACATGACAAATGAATAAAATGCTTTTCACGTGGGTTTAGTGGTATCTTTATCAGATCTGAAAAACTTATTAAATGGACAATTTTCACACCGCCTATGTCGAATTGCACAATTAAGCGCATCCGGGTTTTTCATACACGCCTTCTTTGCATTTTTTTTAGCTTTCCAATATTTAGCCTTAGTTCTTTGAGCATATGTACGCCTTCCAACAAAGCAATAGGGTTGAAGGATCATATTATGATTACGTATTTCGTTTTTAAATAACATTTTTCATGTGATTTAAAAATGAAGATCTAATTAATTATTTTTAATAGCAAATACAAAATTGATTTGTATGCTTAGTTAGAGAAGGCAAGACCACCCATACCGGACTGGATGCGGAGGACGTTGTAGTTAACCGCGAACATGTGCATGGTGGTGGAGGCAATGGCGGCGGGGAGGGTGACAGCGACCTGGGCGTTGTCGATGCGGGAGAAGTTGCAAGTGCCGGTAGGCTGGTGCTCTTCGGGCTTGAGCGCGAAAGAGTACGAGTACACACCGGGGTAGGGGCAACCGGAGTGATGGTTGTACGCCTGGACCTGGTTGAAGTACTTACCCTTCTGAGCCTTGAACCTGTCCTGACCGTTGAGGACAAGCTTGAAGTCGGTGAGAGGACCAGCCCACTCCTCGGTGAACTTGTCCGCGGAACCGCCCTCACCGCAGGCAAGGAGGGGAACGCCGGTACCCTGGGTGATGGGCACGTAGCAGTTACCGGAAGCCTCAGTCTGGGCATCAGACTCGAGGATAATGTCGGAAGCACCGGGGTACTTGGAGAAGTTCCAAAGAGAGGTGGCAGCGTTCGCGGACGCGGGGTCGTTGAAGCACCACACGAGCTCCTTGACGGGGTGGTTGAAAGAGAGGCGCTTGTTGGAAGTTGTACCCGCGGTGACGGTATCAGAACCAGTGTGCTGAACCTGCTCAATGAGGTACTCGTGACCTTTCTGGGCAAATCGCCTACGCTCCTCAGTGTCGAGGTAGACGTAATTAGCGTAAACCTTGAAGGTGTTAGCGGTATAGACACCGAAATCGGTAGTTAAATCGAAATCGATGCGCACCTCGTGGTACTGCAGAGCAATTAGTGGGAGGAAAAGTCCGGGATTGCGGTTAAAGAAGAAAACAAGGGGCAAATAGACAGTGTTGCCAGTGGTGGCAGTGGTCATCTTACCCCAGGTAGCCTTCTTGGACTCATCGAGGTAGAGCTCGGAGTAAAGCCTCCACCAACGCTGGTAGGTCTTGTCAATGCGCTGTCCGCCAATTGATAATTCAGCGGAGGCGATCGCACGCTCAGCCACCCAGCAAGCATCATCACCGTCGGCGGTGCGGGAGTTAGACGCGCCGGACTCAAGCTCGACGTACATGTCGCCGACAAGATCACCGTTACGGGCGACAGTGACGGAGACGCGACCAGACGAAGCGGGGGTACCGTTGACAGTCTGCTCGATGTTCTCCATCGCGAAGTTAGTGTGGCGCTTGTAAACCGCCTGGAAGAAAGTTACCTTAGGGTTGCCAGTCAGATAGACATCCTGGGCACCATAAGCCACGAGTTGCATAAGACCACCGGCCATTTTGAGAGTTGTTGTACTATACACAGAGAAAAAAATTCCGGGAAATCGCGGCATATTTCATTTTGATTTTTCTCAGTGTAGATTAAATGTCGTCTCGTCCTGAACAGGAAGAACCCATAGAGGAAACCGAGGAGGGTGAGATTATGTCAGAGGAGGAGGAGGATGTCCTCCTAAGTGATGATGAGTATGAAATTAACGACGATGATGACGATGAGGATAACATGGACCTCGCAGGTCTCATGACTTCTCTCCTCGCCACCCCAGATGGAGATACTGTGTGCTCCGCCCTCGTCAATCTTTGTTTCCAACTCGAGACTCAAAATAAAATTCTAATTAAAATGCTTGCTCGAATGCACCCCCCAAAATCGGCTTAGAAAGAAAAATCGTAGTTTATTAAATTATAAAATGGAACATACCCATTTCATTGATAAGGATCCAAACAAGTTTGAAGCACTGGTTGAACTTCAGAAAGAACACATTCAGTCAATGAAAGAAGAACAGGTCAATACTATTTTGGATAGGTTCGAAAATGCATGGTATCTGAAGACTAACGACTTTAGAAATGCCCGTGAATTGGGTTATCGTCAATTTGTTCATTCTGACAACTTTGACGAATTTGGAAATCCAAACCCAAGTCAAATTGATGTCCTTGCCATTAAGGGTATCCGGGATAAGCAGCGAACCTATCTAATTAATCTAAAAAATCATGCCAGAGACTTGAAGATTCACAAAAAAGAACCTAACGATGATGGTATGACTATTGTAAGGAGGATAAACAACGTATTGAAGCAGCTAAGTGATGGATATGAAAATATCCGTCGTCACTACACATCATTTGAACGTGTAGATAACCCAACTGCCCTACCACAGTTTAGTACTTCCGGTGATCCCTCTACGATGGATGAAGAAGAGGTTGAAAGTTCAACTCCGTATCAGAAATGCCTTTTGTATTCACTGGATCAAACATACAAGTCCGGATATAGGCGATACAAGGGACAGTGCTGTGAAGAGATTCGAACAATTGAGGGACATAGAACTCGTGCATGGAAACCCAAATTTACCATTGAAAACTTTGTTTACTCCCTTTCCCAAAAAGATGATGACTTCGCCATGTGGAAGAACTTTACGAGCCGCGGTAACGTCTACCGAGATGTTGTTGACAATATGAACAAATGCATGGATGCTCAATTCCCTGAGATTACTAAACGTAGGCATGTTTGGAGTTTCAGGAATGGTGTATTTGTTGGTAAAGAGTGGCTTCCCGACCATGGGGTGTATGATTGTCGCTTTTACCCATATGAAAGTGCTGAGTTTAGATGCTTAGATCCCACTATTATTGCATGCAAGTACTTCGATCAACAATTTGACGACTTTTCACACGTTGAGAAGTGGCAAGATATTCCCACACCTTTTTTTGATTCAGTTCTGAAGTATCAAAAGTTTGACGATGATGTGTGTGACTGGGCATATGTCATGGGTGGGCGTCTTTGCTTTGATGTAGGTGAGCTGGATGCATGGCAAGTTATTCCATTCTACAAGGGCATTGCTCGTTCTGGTAAGTCCACCTTAATTACAAAGGTTTTCAAGAAGTTCTATGAGAATGAGGATGTTGGAACACTCTCAAACAACATTGAGAAGAAGTTCGGTCTCTCCGCCATCAAAGACACTTTCATGTTCATCGCACCAGAGGTGAAGGGTGATCTCGCCCTTGAACAGGCAGAGTTCCAATCTATGGTATCAGGTGAAGATGTCTCTGTGGCTGTGAAGAATAAGACTGCTGTGTCTATTGAATGGACGACACCAGGTGTGCTGGGTGGTAATGAAGTTCCTAATTGGAAGGATAACTCAGGCTCCGTACTTCGTCGTATTCTCACGTGGAACTTTGCGAAGCAGGTGAAGGAAGCAGATCCCCAACTCGATGAGAAGCTGAACAATGAACTTCCTATTATTCTTCTCAAGTGTGTGAGAGCTTATATTGACTACTCTAATAAGTACAGGAATAAGGATATCTGGAATGTTGTACCAGAGTACTTCAAGAAGATTCAAAAGCAAGTCGCGATGGTGGCGAGCTCTCTCCACAACTTCTTGGAGAGTACTCTAATCAAGTACGACAAGGATCTCTTTGTCCCTCAGAAGCTCTTTGTACAGGTGTTCAACCAACATTGTCAGGCAAACAACTTGGGAAGACACAAGTTTACACAGGATTTCTATGCTGGTCCTTTCAGCTCCAGAGAGATTGAGGTCAGGGAGGAAGTTGTGACATACAATGGTCGTACATACCCAAGGCAGCCAGTAGTCTACGGTCTTGATGTAGTTGACGAGAGCCTCGGTTTCACAGACGACTACTAAAAAAAATACTACTAATTAGTAATAATGAGCCAACAGCTCAAAGAATTTGTGAAACAGTCGGGTGTAGAGTTACGTCCTTCTGCCAATGCAAGTTCGGTTGCGTCATATAACAGCAACAATAACAACAACTTCGCCAGAGAGCTTGAGGCTAATATGTTAAAAAGGCAAGAGTTCCCAAATCGCCTTGAAAAAAACATGATGAGTAATGCTAATTATAATGAATTTTCCGACGCAGTTGATTCAAACTGGAATAGCAACGCAAACTATAACAAACTTCCAAATGAAAACAAAAAAATGATTAACAATGTACTCAGAGAGTTTGAACCACCCATTCCAGCCCCCTCCACTAACATTGCAGGGAGATTTCCAGTTACTCAACCCTTACAACTCGCTTTCAGTAAGTTAAATCCAGGTATGTTCAACGCTACAGTAAATAAGGAGTTCCCCCAACAGGGTGATCTCATTGATCTTAAAAAAATACTTATGAAGGTTCCTCAAGCAAGAACCTCTATTGGTGAGGGTCTTTATCTGGATACAACACAAATTATAGGTAGGTTTGGTGCGATGAGGGAGGGTTTCTCCCATACACGTGAGTATGGAAAGCAAGGTGATATTAAAAAGAACTTCTTCACAGTTCAGATAAAGGTTACCATTTCTAATGGCACTGAAGCGAAGGGTGGTACTGTAAACATTTACAAGAATGGTAAGATTCGCTTCTCTGGTGGCTTTATCGGTACTAATATTGCAAATCAACCTGAACTCATAAGGCGTTACATCGTTAACACCTACACCGAAAAGGAAGCTTATTTGTACAACCCCTTTGAGTACAACAATCTCAGTGGTCAATTTAGATTTAATGGTAATTTTAAAGCTTTATCTTCTATTGCTGGCAAATCCAGAATGTATGCTTCATCCGGTGTAACTAAATTAAGCTATGAGCCCGAGCTTTCACCCTTTATGTACGTAAATTACAAGGGACATAAATACAACTTTTCTGAATCTGGAAATGTTCAGATTTCTGGTTCTCCAAGCCCAGCTGATATGCTCGTTGCTTACAATGATGCCATAGCTCTCATTAAGCTTATGAATACCAATGGTGATGTTGAAATTACCGGACAGGTTCCTAAGGAACTCACTAAGGGTGCACCTAAAAAGAGGGGTCCTAAGAAGAAAATTGGACCCCGTACCCCAGTTAAAAAGACTAAGACTGAACCAAAGAAAAAGCGCAATTCGGTTTTCAATATTCAGATTAATGGTATTCAATGTATGCGTTTCTCTAAAGAACAACTCACTGATCTCGCTAAGAAATTAGGTGTTGTGGGTATCACCAAGAGTACTAAAAAGGAAGATCTTTGTAAGAAGATTAATACTGTCGTCAATAAAAATAGCGCTACCATTAAAAACAAGGGTAAAAACGTTAAACTTTCCGGTGCTAACAAAGACTTCAAGCTCGGTAAAACCAAATGTAAGACTTATGGTACTAAGGAGGATCTAATTAGGGTTGCTAAGATTATGAAAATTGATATCACTCCCAAAGAAACCAAGGATACTCTTTGTAAGAAAATCGAGAAAGCTCGTAACATGATGATTGCCCCAAAGCCAAAGCCCCCTACTCCCCCACCAAAGAAGGTTGTAAGGCAACAAAAGGCACAAGAAAAGAAGAATGTTAAGGCTACACAAGTTATGACAAAGAGGGGTATGAATAATACTTCTATCCGTAAGGATCTTATTAAACTTTACGGTAAGAGGTGGATGGATAGATACAATAAGGTTATGCCTTCTCTCAACAATGATATTCGTGAAGTGCGTAGTCGCATAGCTAAGATGTCTGGTGGTAACAAAACAGGTATTCCCTTCAAGAAGAATGTGAATGATGTTAAAAAGAGTTTGGTAAGTAAGTGGAAGAGGGAGCGTGTGCGCAATCTTGAGAAGAAGTATGTCATGAACTCACTCAATACAGGTGGTATACCACGCCCATTTGTCAATGCATACAAGGCTGCAGCGACTAAATATGTCTTGATACATAGCCCAACTAAGACTCAATTAGCTAAATACAAAAAGTCATGGTTAAGTAACGCCATGAACACTAAGAATGCCTCACCAAAACCCGTGTACCAGGTTAAGGCTAAGAGAGAGACTTTGTAAACTTAAAGGTTTAGATGTGAATAATATATAATGAACGAATACCAAAAGTTCTGTGTAGACGAGGCGGAATATCATCTACAGAGAGCCCGAGAGTTACTAACGGACGGTCTACGCAATGCTAAAAAGTATCACGACGAGACCAAAGACTTTTATAAAATATTAGCTAAGGTTCTACCCTTCATGGTGTGGATACAACACAACGAATCTCTACATCACGACCCGGAAACGGAGGAAAATTTATCAGATACGCCTTCTTCAAGCCAGTCAGATTCAAGTAGTTACGAGCCTGAATCTCATTCTGATCACTGAGAGTTCTAATAGTTTTAAACTCTAATATGATTTCGTTATTAAGTATCATATCAATTCTTAAATTTCCAATTACATGATCCTTGAAAGGAATTGTAACTATACGTTCAGTTTCATAAGGAATACCCGCTTTACGTAGTAAAACTTCCATACCATTATGGTATACACGCTCGGAATACCCGGGTCCGAGTGTGTATACTTCTTCAGCCAGAGCAAAAACTTCGTGTCCCTCTAACATTACTTTACTTTTTCACTTTGGCTTTAACAATCTTATTTCTCAAATTGTTTGTGAGATTGTAACCAGTCATATTTTTGAATGCATTCTTGTTACCAGCAGCGGCTGCAGCCCTTGCCATGGTGGCTGAGGGTGCGGTGTTAGAACGAGGCACAGCAACCTTCTTGAATGGAAGAAATTTGAAACTATTTTGACGATTAGCACCAACAACCATAATTGAGTTTTGGTTGAAGTTTTCAGTGATCTTGGCTATACTGCGATTCTTTGCAGAACTCACGATAGTGACATTTGGAAACCACCTCTTGAGAATTCTCATTTTGTTCTCTACGGGAAGGGGATTCTTAGTGTTACCTGTAGAGTGTGAGACCACAACAACGGGAGTCTTATTTGATTTACGAGCAGTCTCTATGACCTGTTCAATCATGAGTCGGTGACCCTTATGGGGTGGATTGAAACGACCATATGTGAATACCACAGACTTCATAGTATATTATAAGTTATATAATATTTAACCTAAATAAGGATATTTGTGCACCCATACATTACATATCCACTTTTCTCCGTATTTTACTGGAAGTCCTCCATGTAAAGCCTTTGAACTTATCATTTCGTAGTTGTCTAATGTGTGAAAGAAGAGGGCATCACCCTTCTTCAACTTGTATTTGTTTTTGATATTTGGAAACTCAGTTTCACCTTCTTCATAGTCATCATTAAGTGCGAGAATTACGGTATACATTCTTTTGTTACCTTTTGGAAAGGCATCTTGGTGAGGATGATAAAATCCACCGGGTCTATAACGAACTACTTGTAACATTTCACAGTTAGCAATGGGTCTATCAGTCAAAGATGCACATCTTTGAACAACTCCGTTTACTACTGGATCTTCAAGATCTAACCACGCGGTGTCGCTATCTCTGATGGTTTTATCAGTTGTCTTGTTTTGATCAATAGTAGATACTTCAAACTTACTTTCAACCTCCTTTTTGATATGATCAATCTCTTCATCTGAAATAAAATTAGGTATCACTTGTGGTTTCTTATATTTTGGAATGAGAAACCAAACCAAAATTATAATGACCAGCAACAAAATCATCTTATAATTAATGAAGATAAATATTTTGGGGATGAATACAAGTATATCGCTTACGTATAGTTTCAAGAACCCCATTGGCGTATTCTATCAATTTTTTACAGATGTCTATAATTTCAGTGTATCTTTCTGGTTCAAGTGCATACTGTCGTAACAGATCTCCACCTGTATCTATAACCATTCTATAAATGTTGTTTATATCTCTAAATCTCTCCCTCTGTTTGTCACGTCTCTGTATTTCCTTTTTAAAAAATTGTTCATTAATTTCATTAAGCATGTAACCTACTCTAAGATACCTGTTACCATGATCATATAGGTCACCATAACGATAAACGATCTCTCTATCAAGGAAGTTCAAGGTGTTAGCGAATCGCATGATATTATCGGGTGCATTCATCTCACGAAGTTCCCTAAATGTTGGTATTCCACCACATGGAATATCTCCATGTTCTCTCGAAGAAATGCGTTCCCTCCTAAACTCCACGTAGTGAGGATTATGGATTCTACCCATTTCTATTTTTCCAGATACCCAATCAAAAGCTGTGTGACAATCCGGACACCACATTTGCCTACACCCAGATAGTTTCTGAATCATAGTTCCACATTTTGGACATGGTTTAGTATCCTTCTTCAGAAGTTCCATAGTTTTAACTGCATCTGGATCACATTTATGATCAGTAGTAATCTTTTCATTACAATGTTCACAAAAATGATTATCACATAGACCACAGAACCAATCTTCATTCATAAAACCCTTACATTCTTCAGTTGGACATTTACGAATAAATTTTTTGGGTTCATCGCCATCTACAATATCACCACCATTACGAAGTCTCGAGAGTTCTCTGTATGTTTCTTCCATCTCTGCCCTTAATTCCTGTACAGGTTCAGGTATTTCATTCATGACAGTGAGGTGTCCCGTACCAAATATTTTATAAACTCTATACAATTCTATTAGTCTACCTCTCTGTACGTTTATAACTTTGTGTAGTTTTCTCACAGCCTTAATCCTCTCAACCTCCGGTTGCGTTGAAGGCATTTGTACCTTTTCCCTTTCAAATAGGACATTTTCTCTGTGACGACGAAGTTCTGTGTTGCGGAAATACTTTGTGCAAAATGAATCAACAAACTCTCTATTCCACATGTTCTTACATCCCATACAATGTGGGTCATCTGTTATAGAAAGAAGGTATTTCTGTGAACAAGACCGACAACAGTCTAAATCACAGAAGGGACAATCAACCTTTTTGTGATTTATTTTGTTGAACTTTTCGCAACACACATCACAATTTCCCATTAATAAGAAATTGCTTTAAGTCTTTAACTATTTACGACGGGTAGCTTGTTGCTTTTTCTGAGTTGCCTTTACACCTTGACCAGTAGCCTTGGCGAGTTTCTTATTCTGTTTTCGTAATACAGCCTTGGCGTTCTTTTTCTTTTGTCTTTCAAGCATTGCTAAACGACGCCTCTCCGTCTCACCACGGACAGCCTGAGCTTCGGATCTCTTCCGGGCTTCCATATTGGATTTAGACTTGGCTAAAGCCCTTTCAGATTCAGCCTTCTTCCTGGCTACCTCCTCCCTCTTCTTGGCTTCCACGTAGGCATTACTCTTCTTCATAACATTATTGAATGCAGCCTTTTTCTTTTCCTCGACCCCCCTAATCTTGGCTCTCTCACCCTTTTCCTTCATCTGTCTATTCTTCTTAGCCTTCTTGACAGATACACCACGGCGTGCTGCCTCTTCTTGATTACGCTTTCTCTCACTCAATGTAAACAATGGATTATTAGTGGCTGGAACCTTGTTGTTCTTTGGTGCAAATATAGGATTACTAATTGGTTTGGATGCGGCTAAACCCTTTTCAGAGTTTCTCTTACGAGCATTTCGTAAAATGGCACTCGCGGTGTTACCCTTATTAAGCCTCTTGATGAACTCTGTTCTATTAGCCCTGTTAAGAGCCTTGAGAGTAGAGAGAGACTTTGACAAATCACCCTTGGCTTTTCCTTCCTTCATCTTCTTAGCCCTCTCCTCTCCGAGCTTCTTTTGTTCCTCAACCTTCCTTTGTTGAGCTTCCTTTTGTTCCATCTCCTGTGCACGGCGCTTAAACCCTCTATCAATAGTTTGTTTAACATTAGTCCATACCTTGTCACCATCTTCAAGTAGATCTATGTATTGCGCTCTCATTTTACCGTCATTGCGGCGTTGCAAATCAGCTATAACCTTATTTCTCAATAGCTTACGTTCCTGAATTTCCTTAATTAGGGGTTTTGTACTAGACATACCACGACCACGGGCTAAGAATGCTTCGCGTCTCTTACCACCTATACCAAATCCAACAAACTTTCTCACAGTTTCAAGGAGTTCCTTATCAACACCCCTATCATTCTTACCACGAGAGAGGTTCTTGACATTACCTCCAGCATTAAAGAGTCTGGAAGCTTCTGCGGCTGCATCGTTATTTTCTTCAGCCTTCTTTGCACCCATTTTACGAGCTTCGTCAAATAACCTCTTATTCTTAGTCTTATTCCATTTCTCCATGAAATCCTTTACATCCTGCTTAGTTAAACCGTTAATCCTACGGAACTTATCTTCAACACCCTTTCTTATGAGGTCAGCTTTTCCTACACTCTCCGTATTTCTCTTATTCTTCTCCTCCTTCTGCTTAGCTGCAGTCTTCCTTTCCTGATTGAGCTTCTTAGCATTGGCTAAGACCTTCTCAGGACCATTGGTTGGAAGACGCTTCATTAACGCAACACGGTTGTTTCTTGTGATATCAGTGAGTTTACGAAGTTGGTTTGCAACATTCTTAGTAGACTTGTTACGAACACCCTTCTCCTCCTTCTGCTTAGCTGCAGTCTTCCTTTCCTGATTGAGCTTCTTAGCATTGGCTAATACCTTCTCAGGACCATTGGTTGGAAGACGCTTCATTAACGCAACACGGTTGTTTCTCGTGATATCGGTGAGTTTACTAAGTTGGTTTGCAACATTCTTAGTAGACTTGTTACGAACACCCCTCTTCTCAGCATCGAGCTTCTGAGCCTCCTTCAGAACCTCATCAGGAAGCTTATTTTTTAGACTGTTCACAAGCTTAGCCCTATTATTGGGAGTAAGCATCGTTAAAGCCTGAATCTTCTTTGCAACTTGAGCCCTCAACTGCTCACCCACCAATCTCTCACGTTCTTTATCTATATTCACACCCGACTTAACTTCAGCTATGTTCACATGGGGTTGAAGAAGTGCTCTAAGATAGGTATTCTTCTTGAGTTGTGGAATCTTAGCATTTCTGATGTAGAACCTAAGAGTCTCCTTATCCTTCTCATTATCCTTATCCTTTGCTGTTGAAGTTGCAATTACATTTTCAATCTTGGCACCATTCTCTTTGAAACTCTTCATGTAATCTCTCATTTCCGGGTTTGTGAGATGCTTAAGCCTCATTAAGTGATTACCAAGGCGTGCCTTGTCAACTTCATACTTCTTCTTCTCCTCCTTCTCCTTTTCTTTCTCTCCCTGACGCTCCTTTTCAACCTTTCTAGCCTTAATAGCCCCATTCATGGTAGCAGCCTCACGTTTGAGAACATCAACATTTGTGTTAGCATTCACAACCTTTGCTATGAATGTCTTACGGTTCTCAGGTCTAAGATCGTTAAGTGTATTTACATACACACTGATTTCAGACTTCTTAGCCGCTACTGTTTCATCGCGAGTCTTCAATTGAGTATTAAGATTGTTAACTTCACCCTTTAGAGAGTTCATATTCGTGTCCACAGCTACACGATTAATGAAAGACTTCTTATTCTTATCATCCAAAAGAGTGTTCTTCATGTGGGTACGTAACTGATTTCTCTTAGAGTTCACGAGACTTGCGTTAGCCACAGTTCTCATTTTATTGGCTTCAGTCTTGAGTTTATTGAGGGTTGACCTACCATCGTTAAACTTCTTGAGAAGTTGAGCACCATTGATTCCTAAACCATCAATATAGTTGGAAAGTTCCGCACGCTGCCTCTCCTTATTTTTTGTTACCCCATTAAGCTGTGTAGCTCGGTTTTTCAATGTTGTTACGTTAGCCTTTTGACTGTCGTACGCCTTGATAATCTTCTGTTTATTACTGTTACTGATACTCAAACCATTCATATGATCCTGAAGTTCTTGACGATTTGCAGACCTCTTCTCCGTAGCTCTCTGTTTCTTTAAAGCCTGAACATTCTTTATAATATCACCTAAAGTCACGTTTTGAGTCTCCCACTTGTTCAGTATGAGAAGTTGATCATCTTCACCAAGACCATTCATAGCTCTTTTAATACCATTGGTGTTAGCAGCACGCTTTGCACTTCTTTTAGATTCTTGAAGCTGATTGGCTTCAGCTTTAATATTATTGTACGTTCTCGTATTGTTGGACAGTAATCTCTTTTTATTAGACTTATTCAATTGGTTTAGTGTATTGAGATATTCCTTGAGTTCGCGGCGAATCTTAGCGCGATCTTCTGCGTTTATGGTTTGCTTAAGCTTTGTAGCCTTGTTCCTAAGAGTTGTATTCTTGGGATTGGCATCAAAGTTCTTTAAAATGAGAGTTCTGTCGTTTTGCTCAAGACCTAACTCACTCATGAATAAAGACAGCT